ATTTTGCACGTTTGTTGCAGGTCCACCAACTCGACCTACCAGACGCATACCAAAAGCAGAATCTTGGTTTGCCATAATAATAACTCCATTTAAAAATTAAACAAATGTGGTTACAAAAGCTAAAAAATTAAGACTTTCTGTTACCACCAAAAGTTACACGAGACTGTCTGTCGATATTTACAGGCATCTCTGGTCGTTGTTCCCTCAAAATGTCATTATCAACGGCATTTACTTGGTCAACAGTAATTCCACTGAAATACTGTTTGCGTTGCTCTACAATTTCTTCAGGTATCCTTGCCAACACAAGGCCACCAACTCCGATAAGTCCCTGATACTTGCCTTCATGAATAACTGGATACTCGTGCTCACCGATTTCATTGTGCACTTCCTCTGCTCTAACAAACTCCCATCCTTCTCGAAGTTTTTTAGAAACATTAGCTGTATCAATAAATCCAGCACTTTCTACCCTAATCCACCTGTGACAAAATCCTTTTGGTGCAGGGGGTGCATCTAAACTTGATGGAGGAGCCCAAGGCTTATTACGAGTTTCAACTCTGGTTTCTTGAGTCCTGCGTGAGGTTTTTTTCTTTACATCATCTGTCATATCGTTACTCCTTCACGAATTTAGCGTATTCTTCTAGTGGCACCCCTAATTTTTTAGCTATCGCTACTTGTGAACGGGTGAGTTTCACGGTTTTGCGCCCTTGCTGTTTACGCCCCGCCGAGGCAACAGTTTGAACGGGTTTTTTCTCCTCAACCTCAGGTTCAGGAGATGCAAACTTATTTGGAAAATATTCCTTAAGTCTGGTATCTACTTCATTGTAGTATTCGTCAGACTCTGAGTCAAACCCCTCCTTGACAAGTTCGTTATGAATTGCAAAAGCTGCATTAGTCATAACTTCATCTGTGCCAAACCATTCATTTTTCTCTGCCCAACTTTGTGCTTTTGCACTAGGCTGTGGTTGAGTAGTTTGCGTTTCTTGAGGTGGTTTTTTTGTTTCTTCTGTTTGTGCTTCCTTACTTTTTTTAGCTTCTTCCATTTCAGCTAAGCGCATTCTAGCTTTTTCTTTTTCAACTGCTAGCCTTGTTAACTCATCATTTGCCTCAACTATTTTAGCTGAGTCATTAGCTTCAATGGCATCTTGCAACTTGATTCTTACTTGCTCTCTTTGGGCATCAACTCTTGCATCAAACTCTTTCACAAAGCCTTCATCTGATGATGCTGTTTGTTGTGTGGCCGTGTCATACTTTTCCTGTAAACCTTTAGCATAATCTATAGCCGCTTGTTCACGACGCTCTGCTTCACGCATTCTACGAGTCAACTTATCAATACGTTTTTGTGTTTTTTCGGATATATCTTGTAAATTATCTTTTGGTTTTTCTTCAGTTTTTGTCTCATTGGCTGGTTCATCAACCTTTTGTGAGGGTTCCGAGTCAGAACTTGTCTCCTCAGTTTTTTCCATGGGATCTTTATAACCAAGATCAACCTCACCGACTGCGTCTTTCACAGACTCCTCAGGTGCTTCTTGTTTATCTTCGACTTCTAGATTTTCTTCTTGAACATCATCTAAATCTAATTCTACTTCCTGTTGTACTTCTGACATATTTTACTCCTAAAATAGTGCGAGGATATCCTCGGGTTTTGCAATGGTTCCTATAATCTCATCGTCGTTAATAATTCTATGTTCACCAAATTTTGTTTGAAAACGAGCTCCTGCATATCTACCATAAATAATAAATTGTCCCTCTTTACACCAAGGACCATTTGGAAATTTTTCTTCATCTTGATAACAAAGGTCTCCCATTTTTACAACTAAACCCACCACAGTTGTCATCTCCATGGTCTCCAAAGTTTTTTCAGAAAACGCTATACCACCTTTTGATTTTTTAGGACCAGTATACGGTCTAATTAACATGCGATAACCCACTGGGTTGGGTATCATGTCTAAATATTCTTTGGTTTGTTCGGGGCCTTTGGGAATGATGATGTCATCATCATCGTGTTTTTTATCCTCTTCCTGAAGATAATCTGGTTTAATAACTTTACTCAAGTTTTACTCCTCTTCTTTATGCAGGTCTTTTAAATCCTGTAGCAACAGCTCTAAGCCGTTGAGCTTACCCTTAGCAAAAGCTAAGTTTTCTACATCTTTAACGTTATATACTATATGGTCCTTAGTGTTGTCAATCTCTTTTTGAATTAATTTTTGCATTGCAAGAATGGTATCTACATCATACATTAACGAGTTCCTATAAATTTTTGACCTTTGATTTGAATACTGCTAATCCCTTTGATCGGACTTTTGCTACCGTTTTCACGAAACGGACAACCACCATTTTTTAAACCTTGTGGGTTGGGTCCTCGTTTAGGAGGCACTGTTTTTGTAAGACCGCCACTTTTTTTGTTTTTGTACATTGCAGTTCCAGTAATAACTCCCGCAGCAGGTCCAACTATTTGTTTAGCTACTTTTTTTACTTCAGGCACTACATATTCTTTAAGTATTGCTTTGCGTTGTTCGCTTACAGGTTTTGCAGCCGTTGCTAGTTTTGCCTTAGACTTTCTTACCTGCTTCTCACTTCTAGCAGTTATTGCTTTAGCTCTTTTTACACTCTTACCTGATACCGGAAAGGGAAATTTGTTACGTTTAACTAACTTTTCCATCTTTCTTTTTGATTTCAACGCATCTTTCTCAAATTTTAGACTTGCTTTATAACCTTTTTCGGCTTTTGCTAGTCTAGCTTTTGCATCTTTTTTGACGTAAGTTAAGTTTTTTAAATACGTTAACGAGTCTTCTTTGCCCGATTTTTCAAGCTCCCGCATGAATTTATTCATACCTTTAAAATGAGCTGATTTGTCATAATTTTTTAAAAGGTCTTGGCCGCTTTTTCTTTTTATAGCTTTCTCAATACCTTTTCTAACAACAGGTGTTAATTTAGTTGCGATGCCTCCGGGTATCGCATAAGAAGCAATCGTGCCTATTGTTTTTTGCACATTTCTTTTACCTTGAGGATCTTTACGACTTGCTTTACGCTCTTGTTCTAATCTTGTCTGAATTGCAGACTTACCACGTCTTGTACGAATATTTTGTGCCATCACTTACCTCCAGTAACTTTTTTGGCAGCGATGTCTAATTTTGCATCAGCTACACGAATACGTTCTTTAGATGCTTCTTCTGCATCCTCACGCTTCATCTTATCTAAATCTAATCTTTCAGTAAATTCACCTGATTTACGCATTTCAGTTTCCGTAAACTCTTGTGATCTTCTTTGTAAGTCCATGGCTCGTAAGTCTAATTCTTTTTGTTTTAAAGAAACGATTGGGTCAGGTCCTTGAGACATTGCCTCAGCCTCAACAATCTCTTCCGTTAATGCTTGTACTCGTTCTGCCACCATACTCTCAGTAATTAATTCAAATTGTTCTGGACTTGTTTTTTGCAATTCTAATAATTCTGGCTTTTCGTTTTGTATCATCATGACTATTTGAGCTCTAGCTTTGAATGATATGTGTTCGCTTATGTGTGATTGCAGTAAAGCATAAACGGCTGGATTAACTTGCACCATGCGTGAGCGAATAAAAGCAACATGTGAAAAAATATGTGCGTCATGGTTTTGAGTCACAAACGCTTTTGGTATTTTCATCTGTAAAGCTTTGGCATTTTCCATAGCAGGGTCAGTTGGAGCAGCTTTTATACTTGGTTTTAACAGTGCATCAATGTCTTTTGTGCCCATGGCCGAATATACACGACGATAAGCCTCATGAATATTGTGTAACTCTGGTGCACTTTGTGCTATCTGTAATTGAGTTTGTGCTAAAGTAATTCTTTGCGTCATAGAAAAGATATTTGGGTCAGCGACCGGTATGACATCTACTTCTGGTGAAAAATCCATCATTTTTACCATGCGATCACCACCATAAACCGCATATGGGTACACGGGTGGTAAATAACTAGCAAAAACATCCGCCAAAAGCCTAAATTCTTGTCTCATTCCGTAATAAAGTCGCTTATGTATGGCACTCATGACCCGTGAGCCACGTTCCAATAGAGCAACTGTGGTACCCACGGCTCTATTTTTACCATCTTCACCCACTTGCATGTCAGCAATCGCTGCAAAACGCTGTCCTGCTTGCACCACAAAGCCTAAAAGTTGAAAAAGTGTCGCCGATGGCTCTTTAAACGGTAAAATTTGGAACTGATCTTTGATATTGCCACCTGGTGCGTCCACATCACGGAACTCACCGGGCTGAAACGGTTGGTCATCGTCTCTAATTCGCATACCTCTAGACTTGAAACCAGCAGGTAAGTTAGATAAGGTCCCTGCATCGAGTAATTGTCGCAGTGCAGCAGTGGCAGTTTTGCTCAAACCACCAATCATGTGAATTAAACCAAAGCCATAGAACCCTAAACCGGGTAAAAATTTGTAATGCACAAAGTATTCTTTACGATTTTGCAAATCATCGTCCATATCGTAGTTACGATAGATAGATAAAATTTCATTTGAGCCTTCATCTATGGTTACAATAAAAGGCACTTTGATATTTTTATCATCATTACCCACTTCAAACTCTTCTAAGTCCAAGTCCACATGCATTTCC